TATTGGAATCTGCAAACGAAGGAGGAGTTCCAATGACAGGCGTTCCAATTACTATAGAAAGGCAAAAAGAAACACCTATGGTGTCTATGTCTTATGCTTCCACTGATGAAGATAAATGCTGTAATGATTTAAAACAACAAGTTTTACAGCAGACATTTGATGTAATAGATAAAGAAACTGCAAAAGGAAAGACAATAAATAGTGGCTTCTTGTCTGATATGTTAAATTATCTTGAAAAAAACGGAATAGTTCCGGATGGAATAGATGAATTAAAAGCGATATGTGAATATGTAGTCTACAACCAAGATTGCGATGATTTTGTTAGAAGAGTAAGAGAAAGAGAAAATCAAAAAGAATTTAGGAGGCTTATAGAAGAGTATGATAGATGTAAAATGGGCTTCGGTTCGGATTTTACAGATAAGTATGCTATGCTAAAAGCCTATAAAACTCCTAAAGAATATAGAACAGGTAAATTCAAAATATACGATAGAGAAGATGGTAATGTTTCTTTTGGAATATTAGTTGGTGATGAGTCTATGTTTTGGACTATACAATTAGATGATGAAGAAGAGTTGTTCGATTTGTTTGGTGCGGCAGGAAAATATCCTGCTGAAGTTTCTAAAAGTTTAGAACAAGGAAAGGTGATTGATTCGGGAAATATTGAGTTAGGAGTTCAAAGAAACGGATATCACGAATATTTCCTAAAAGGAAACAAATTCGAAACTAAATTACATATTCGTTATTTACCTGTTCAAGAGAAAAAGATGTGGTTGGCTTGGACTGGCTATAAACAAGAACCTGCTGATACTGAAGGTGATGAGGGTATTTGGAACATTTATGAAGATAAATTTGCTAAAACACCCCTACCTGAATAAAAAAATAGTGTGTTCTTTATATAGTCGTTGGATTAATTAGGTTTTGAGAGGAATGTCGTCTGCGGTATTGGCAAACAAAACAACAGACTTTAGGATTCTCAAAAGCAACGATTTAATGATTGGAGGATATGCAAGCATCGAAATCGTTGATAAGCAAAATGATTTAATCACACTCAAAGCACTTAATGAGGCAGTAAAGAAATATATGGAGAATCCCAAGTTTAGAAATGTAATGACAAATCATTCAAATGTTCAAGTGGGAGAAGTAGTAGAATCATATAGAGATACAACAGGGAGATTATGGAAAACAGAAGTAGATGATGTTGGATTCTTTGTAGTAATTAAGTTAAGAGATGATATAGAAAAAGCCAAAGAAATTAATAGAGGCATAAGGAAAGGTTCGTTGAGGTCATTTAGTATTGGAGGACAGGCTTTAGAGAAAGTGAAAAAGAGTCACAAAGAACTAGGTGAATACAACGAAATAAGCAAACTTGAATTACATGAGGTTACAATTTGTGAAAAAGGAATAAACCCCGAAGCAAGATTTGATATTTTAAAACAAGAAAAAACAAAAGATAAGGTGAAAAATATGACACGAATAGAAAAAGCATTGGAAGAATTAGACGCTTTGATGGCAGAAGTCAATTCTCTCCGTAAGGAAGAAATGGCAGAAGAAATGGCAGATGAAAAGATGGATGATGACAAAATGAAAGAAAGCATGATGAACGAAAAGATGTATGGCGAAAAAATGGATGATGACAAGGAAACCGCTATGCCTCCAAGTGAAGAAAAAGGCGACTATGAAAAACTCATGGATGAGAGAAAGGCCGTCGTTTCTACTCTAGATGGGGCAGGTGTTGAAATCGGTGAACCCGCAGATAGAATTGTTATTGACAATGGAAAGCCAAAAGCAAGCGACCTTCCGGTTGTAAAGGCATTTAGCAATACAGAACTAGAAACGCTTGATTTGTCTGTTGGAAACATTGAGAAAGCATATGAGGCTTTCCGACAAGAACAACTAGAGAAATTGGCTTACAGCAATCTAGAAAAGTCTTTTGCAGAAAGATTTGCTAGAGAAACATCACAAAGAGAAACAATTATAGAAAAGGCAAATTATGATGCTCAAGCAGAAATTGCTTCTCTAAAGGATGAATTTGTTTCTCTAAGAAAGTCTTTGACAGCAGAAAAAGAAACAATACTAAAAGCACAAGAAGAAGCACAAATTAAACTCCCAAGTATGGAAGAACTGGCTGAAATGGATTGGTCGGACATTCATAAAATGGCCGGAGGACTCGTTTGAGGTGATTTATTATGACAGGATATATTAACACAATAGCAGATTTAGAAGCACAAACATACGGACTAAACACAATGGGTTCAATCGGAAATGAACTACTAAAGGCTCAAGGTGGCATTAGTGGTATTCATACCGCATTTAACCACGGTCATGCAACTTCCGCACCAAGCGGAATAAATGCAAATCTATACAATATTATGTATGGACAAAAAGTTTGGTCAATGCTAAACAGGGAATGTAATGCACTTTCAGTTATTTCAAAGAGGCCATATACATCAAGCGGTTGGAGAGTTTTGGCAAAGAGAGCAGGTGGTGGAAGCGGAAACTTCCTAGCAATTACTGGTAATGCCGCACTAAATGATGCACTTTATGGTGCAGATACTCTAAGAGCAGACCGAATTGGTGGTGTTCCGGAAAATGCAAGTCTAGATAGTCAATCAGATGGTTTAATGTCAATTGCTCCTGAATATGATTTGCTAAACACAAGCCCTAAGATTATTGCTCATCAATTTGAATTCAGTGAACTTTCTATGGAAATGGCTGCAATTGATGACGGAATCGGTGACATTAGAGCGCAATTGAGAGAAGATATGGGTAAGCACCATTCCGAAGTTCAAAATGCTATGCTAGTAATGCCACTTGAACATTATCAACCCGTTAGCGCAACAAATGCGGCTGATGTAATGGAAAGAAACTATACTTCTCTATTGAAGATTGTTTCTAGTAATGCTGAATTAACAGAAATGGCGGCTTCAAGTGTAATTGCTACACGAACCGATGATATTAACAGACTATATGGAAAGTCAAGAGCAAGCGATTCATTCCTAGACTCTCAAGTTTCATTTGGTGCAGGTTATACTTCCGGTGAAGCAAGGCAATTAACTCTAACAGTTCTAAATTCTCTACTAAGAGATATTAGAGTAGCCGGAGGTTCTCCAAAGGTTATCCTAACTGGATACGATACTCTACAAACTCTAAGTGATTTGCTACAAGCACAAGAGAGATTTATGGACAGAAAAGAGATTGTTCCAACTGTAAATGGTGTTAGAGGAGTTAAGGGTGCAGAAGTAGGATTTAGAGTTTCTACATACTACGATATCCCATTGATTCCTGTAGCGGCTATGCCTTCTACTGGTCTAAACAGTTCTCTAATCGGTGACATGCTTGTTCTAGATACTGACCATCTATGGCTATCAGTGATGAAGCCAACTCAATACTTTGAAGATGGTATTAGTAACGGAAACCCATTCGGTGTTGGCAATCTTGGAAACAAGGCTCTATACCGAACAATTGGTGAAATGGCTTGTTCATACTTCAAGGGTCAAGGAAAGATTACAAACCTTCTGTGAGGCGATTTAAGTGACACATACTGTAACACTTTTAGCCGACCATAAAGGCTTTACAAAACCAAAGGCTCTAGGAGATGAATATGTTGTTACTGCGGCTATTGACCTAACTGGTGCAAGACCTGCCGCATCCGGAACATTGGATATTGATGTTAATAAAACAACAGATGTCATTACAGTAAATAGCGGAACATTTACTACTTTAGCCGCAGGGCAAGAAGTATTAATAAATTCTGCTAATTCTAATAACGATATTACTGCGTTTATTGATAGCATAGTTGGTTCAACAATTACTCTAAAGGCCGATGGAACTGCTTTGTTAGGGGCAAATGAAACCGGAGCAAGTGCAACAATTACACCATTAAACGAACTAATTACAGCGACAAGTTTAGGTCTATCTAGTATTTCTTCGGTTCAAATTATAGGACAAGAGAGTCCTACTCTAAGAATTACACCTGTAGTAACCAAATTGGGTGCTTATGGTGCAGTAGATAAGTTTGAACTTAAGGCTGTAACTGCTTCTAGTGGTGCTTTAATATCAGCAAATACTGATTGTGGCGTGGTTAGAGTTAGAGTTACTGGAAATCTTTGAGGTGTTCTAGTGGCAATAATTAAAATGGCAACTATAGCAAATAAGCCATCAGTAATTGTCCGTGGAGTTCTTTTGACAAAAAGGGATTCTCTAGATGATGTGGAACCTTTTACAGCAATAACGCTAAAAGGGGACACTAATCTAGAGATTCTCTTTACAGAAGATGATAGAAAGGCACTTTCGGAAATAGACCCAAAAAAGTTTGATGTTATCAATAGAGTATTGGGTTCTGCAATAACCACTCATGCTGAACTAGAATCTCTTTTATTGCCTCCTAAACCTGCTAAAAGGGGAAGGAAACCTGCGGCAAAAAAGACAGAAAAGAAAACTGAAACCAAAGAAGATTAGACAATAATCTTAAATGGTATTGGTATTGTAGTTAGTCTCAAGGGAGTAGATAGTATGGCTTCATGCAGAAGTAGCGGTGTATTAACAGCAAGCGGTTTGGTTTTTACTGGTCAATGTAAATTAATTTCTATTCATGTTTGTGAAGTTAATAATGGTGCGGCTACAATAAAGGTGTTTGATGGAACTAGTAATAGCGGTAAAGAAGTCGCTAGAATGGTTCTATCCGCCAACGAAACAAAAGAGTTTGATATGCATGGAGTAATATGTAGCACAGGACTTTTCTTTGAGGAAACTTCCGGCCA